AAGTCATATCCTAGTCCAACAATATTGGCCACCTTTGCATTAATTGCTGCATAGTTATATGTTGATGTTTCATATACCGCTGATAGGTATTCAAGGTTATATGTTGGCTCTACTAAGTCGAACATAGCATATCCTGTAATAGCTTGTGCTAATAGGTTTTGCTGTGTTCCCGTCGACTCTACGCCAGTAAATGATTTAGAAAATTCTCTACTTATCTTACGCTTAAAAGAGGATCCTAATCCCCTAACTTTTTTAAGTTCATCTATGCCAGCAGCAAATGGGTCATTGCTTACCTGATCTTTTTTTAAAGAAAACCAATCAGCCGTATTTGAAATATCAATTACATTTTCTGAACTGTCGTCATCAATAAATTCTACACTCATTTTACACCCTTCAACTTTTTCATTTCGTCTTTATAGTTACCAATGTCCATAGGGTCTGGAACTAGTCCCCAGTCAAGTCTTTGCTTTTGATACTGGAATTCTTCATCATCAATTTTTCTTCTTCCAGAAAGAAACTTAGGCCCGCCCTCATAAATACCAAATGAACGAACTTCTCTAGATAGAGCATCGATCTTGGATTTATTTCCTTTTTTGGCTGTGACCGAAAGGAAATTGCCATCATCGTCCCCAATCCATCTGCCGTCAGGCATCTCCCAAACATATATGCCTAGGGTTGTTTCTTCGTCCAGCACTTTGTATTTAGGGTTATTAAGATCCATAGTAATTTATTTTACCATTATTTCGTACACAAGTCCAGCTTTTTGTCAACGAATGTGACAAAATTAAATAGTTTGTATCACTACCCAGTCACTATTGTACGCTTTAGGGGCGGATTCTGTAAATGTTATGGACGTATCTGATACTGAAACGTTTGGGCGGGCAGTATAAGATCCATAATGCTCTGTAGCCAAGGATTGTGACATTTGATAATCATATATAGCAATATTCTTATATAGGCTAGATGGCCCACCCGTGCCTGAATAATTAAACTTTAATATACCTGAGCAAGGCTGTGTTAGAACTAATACAATATGATGTAGGTTATCTGCCAGAAGCACATTTGATATATTTGTCTGGCTTGTCCGATCTATCCCATTTACATATATCTTTGATATGTTAGTCTTTGTTATGGTCCCGCCGTTTGTCCAGGAGTACTTAGAAGCCGTATAAGCCCCATCTGCGGCCACATCAAACAAAGTGTTAGCAGTAAGGTCAGAAGGCGTGAAAAACATCTCTATGGTGCTTACAGAGTCTGTTACGGGTATATTAAAGCCTGACCCTGCCTTTGTCTGTAATCCATTGTTCTTATGTCTTAAAAGTGGGGGATAATTAAATGATCCTAAAGAATAATCGGATGTAGATGTTGCATAGTATCCTGAATTTTCTGAATATGCATCAACTGAAGCATAGAAGTCTACTTTAACTGAAGATAACTTTGGAAGGTATTTAGAAGCATCTGTTGTAGACATAGTAATTCTAAGAAATACAGTACTGGTTGAAATTGCTGCTGACTTATTATAATTAGGAAGAGATTTTCCATTCTCACATTGATTATATGTAATTCCGTCTGAGCTGGATTCTACTGTTATATTTTTATCCGCCTTCCAATATACTTTAGAAGTTGTTGCGCTCATATCAACTGGGATATTTATAATTTCATTAATTTCAACAGATTTAGCAGTTATTGTGTCTGTCTTGTAAAAAGTAAGGGCTTGATTTGTTTTATCATAATACACGTTATCATTAACATAGTTCTTTAGGTTAACTAGTGAGTATCTGTAAACGGGTTTAATAAATTCATCATTTAGATTGAATAGTTTTCCTCCGTCTGTTCTAATAAATTGAATAGGATTTACGTGATAAGTTCCTGCCACAAAATGTGATCTAATTACTTCTGAAGTAAGTGCATCACGATATATGGCTGGGGCATCTACTATGAAATAGTCACTTCCAGAACATGGCCCAATTGCTAGAGCTAGAGTTTCATTTGTAAATTTAAATCCAGTAATTGACTTGCTGGCAACATTATATCCATCTACATATAAAGATATGCTGGACTGAGAATATGTTGCTACAACATGCATTACTTTGTTGGTATTATTGAGAGTGTAGTAAAGCTCTTCACCTTGAAGCCTAAATACTAGAGAACCTGCCTCATAATATATTCCAATTCCCGCCGTATTATCTGCCATTAAAATTGTTCTTGATGTGCTAGTAATTTTAGGATATACCCAGGCCTCTAATGAAAAGTTATTTTGTGATGTATATTTATTAGCAAACCCGCCACTTACAGTTGATCCATAAAAATCTTTTGTTGTAGAAAGAGTAATTGACTTAGTTGAGTTGATTAAGTTTCCTGCTAATCCTCCAGGAATTAAAGGAAGTATGTTTGATTGAAGTCCACCTACATATGTTCCAGCATTTCCGCATCCTGATATATCTGCGGCGGTGGTACCAGAAGACTCATCCAACGGCCAAAAGCCAATCGGATAATCTTTAATTACCTTCAGTTGATAACTCATAATATTACTATATCACTATTATTTTACGTATAAGCCGTAATGATAATATGTGCCGCTATACGGACTTTGCTGAGCTCGTGAATTTGTATTGCTATTATCTGGATAAAGGCCATTAGTAAACTGATAGTATCCTGAAGCAAAGTTGCCGCTAGATCCACCAGACCCATTACCTGGAGCATTACACCAGGCATGCACTGAGTTATTGTATAAGCATCCACCAGAAACAGTTGTTGTATCTATATTTGAAATATTCTCAAGACACATATGAATTCCTAGACCTCTTGTTTGATCATAGTTATCTGTCTCTAGGCTTTGATATGAAGTTAGCAATCTAACGCCGTTATTTCCGCACATATGGTTTGCTCTAAGGTGTCCAGTGCTTCCTATTGATCTTGTTATGGGGCAATAATCTAGACCACTTGCAAAGCCTGTTGTTGATCCAATTGAGCCACTAGTTGCCATTCCTTGCTGTGCGTAGTATGTACTTGAAATTGCTGATCCGCCTGAACATCCAGGAGTTGCAGTAAAAAGATTCTTAAAAGTATTATTTTGAAAACCAGAAAGAAGCTCAAAAGCGGCCCAAGAACCTGAGCCAAACATTGTGTTGTTGTTGTGGACCTTAATCATAACCTTGTTAATTAAATAATAACGCCATGTGTCTCTATCTCTATAGTTTCCTGATGCCGCAAATGGGTTGCTTACGCTACCAATATTTGATCCGTCTTGTCTCCAGTTAGCGTTATCAAGCCATGAAAAACTAGTGTCGCCATAGTAGTCAGATTTAATATTACCAACCAACATCCATCCTTCATTATTCCGAAATTCACAATATGTTTGCTTTGCACCCACTGTTGGGTGAGTAATCCAATAAACACCATCTGCTCTTACGCCATTATTATATAAAAATTGAGCGCTTGGAGCAGCAGAGGCAGCCGTTAATCCATCCAAACTACCCTGCCCAGCCATATTTCCAAATAGAATTGGATAACTCATGCTAGACCGCCAAGTTACCGATAGCTAAGAATGTATTACTTGCTGTACAAATTAATTGACATGAAGCATACTGACCATTTAGTTTTAGTTTAGACCCATTAGAATTTATTGTTGTGCCGCTTGCTGTTAATGTTAGCTGACCAGCTCCTGTTTGAACAATTGTAATAACTGAACCTATTGCAAAAACAGAAGCAGGGACTGTTATAGTTCCAGCTGATGCACCATTTGAAGCAAGCACTATCTTGTCTTTATCTCCAGCAACTAGTGTGTAGTTACTTGTAGTAAAGGATGGGGTAGTTGTTGTTTGAAGAAGCGGAGCATACGTAGTTGATGCAGTTGATGATGTTAAATAAGAAGAAAGATTGCTAGTTGTAGCAAGTGTTGATGTACTGGTTGGAAGAGTAATTACTGCAGAACCAGATGTAATAGTTGCTGGTACTGTTACTGTTCCAGTAAAAGTAGGTGAAGCAAGCGGGGCCTTAGTATCAATCTGTGTTTGAATAGCGCTTGTAACTCCGCTCAAATATCCAATTTCTGTATTGGTTACTGAGCCAATTGCTGCTCCGCCCACTTTAATTGTTGCGTAGGTTAATCCAGCTTCTGAAAAGTTAACGGTTCCGACTGGCTTTGTAGTAGCGTCTTGGAAGAACTTAACAATGCCATCTGAGGCATCTCTAGTAACTCCAGCAAATTTACGTTTAATACTTACTACCGCAGATCCAGTAGCACCAGCAATTGCTGTAGATGCTACGTTAGTTGCAACCTTGCTATAGGTAAAAGTAGTTGTTGTAGGAACAGATGCTATAACATATGTTCCGTTAAATGTTGCGTCTATAGTGCTAACAACAACAATATCATTAACGGCAAAACCGTGAGTTGTAGAAGTGGTTAGGGTAGCTACGTTAGAAGTAAGGGCCTTGTTAGATACTGCCTTTGTAATAGTAGAAACCGATGTTGCATATTCAGCAACAAGGCCAAGGTCTACGGCATCTGTAATATTATCATTACCGACGAATATTAGTGGATCTGCTACTGCAAGAGTAGATGTTTCAAGAGTAGTTCCTGATCCTCCAAATGTTACGTTACCAGCAATATTAATATCGCCAGATATACCAACACCACCAACAATTGTAAGAGCTCCTGTTGTAGGGCTAGTAGATGCGGTTGGAATTTCAATATGAACATTTTGGTTTGGAGTAATAACCATTTGGCTATCATCAGATGCTAGTCCACCTGCTGCAAAAATAATTTTGTTTTGTGAACCTGTATCGGATGTAGCAAGTACTAAGTTACCTTTATCTGCTCCGCCTGCGGCACCGACCATAAATATATATCCATCGCCAGCTCCTGTAATAGTAAAGTCTGGGTCTGAAAAGTTTTGTGAAGTAATACCCATATCAATGTAGCCATCTGAGTCTGTTCCATTGTTTGAGTATGCAATAAAGTCTGTTGAGGCATTTGTGCCTGAGCTGGTATTCTTAAATGCTATTTGAGCATAATCATTATTTGATATCTGTGCAACGATTACAGGATTTGTTAGTCCCGCCGCTGTATTAAATGTATCTGCATTTGGGCCAACATATAGAAGAGAGTTTACATCGACTGTCTCAAAGACTCCAGTTGTTGTCTCTGCATTTGCTAGGGCTTCAATTGCCTTTGCTACGTATACTAAATCTTTTGCGGTATATAGAGAAGCGGCTAGCGATGAAGCTATTTCCGTTTTAACTAAACCAATTTCTGTTGTAAGTGCCATGTGTATCTCCTTCTGAAATTATAGCATTAAGTAGGTTTAAACGCCTATATTAAGGCTAAGATCATCTATGCTTGATTCCGCCTCAGTTACTCTTGAGGCAAGGGTTGTTACGCTTGTTGTTACCGTCTGAATATCGGCGGCGGGGTTCAAGGTAATATATCTATTAGTCAAGTATCCAGGCATAGTTTAATTATACCTTATAATAATCTTATTACTGTATTGCAAGTACTTGTACTGAACCATTTCCACCAGCACTTCCTTGTCTTGCGGAAAGTGACACCGCTTCATCATTTCCTGTAACAAAAGAACCTCCGTCTGCTGATAC